TCGTGGATGTAAAAAATGTGGTGCACAACTAAGTAGGTATAACGATACTACTTTATGTGCTTCCTGCCAAAAGAAAATAGACATTACTAAAAAGTCTAAGATAAAAGGGATGATAGATGAAATTAGCTGATCTGGTAAAGACTAAAGCCAATAGAGTTTTAGGAATAGACGCATCTACAAACTCAGTTGCTTTTTGTCTTATGGAAAACGACAAGCCGTTAAAGTGGGGTAAGATAAACTTTGTTGGTCAGGATATCTACGAAAAGATCCATGATGCTAAAATTAAAACCAGTTCAATGCTAGAAGAATTAAAAAGTGATTATATTGCTGTTGAGGGAGCGATCCTTGTCAGATCACCAGATGCTGTGATAAAATTATCATATGTTTATGGCGTTGTCATTGCTGAACTTATGTCTACGGGTGCTTCAGTTATTACTATTTCTCCGAGCTCTTGGCAGGCGTATATTGGCAATAAGAACCCGACTAAAGAAGAGAAGGCGGCTATCAGAGTAAAGAATCCAGGATACGCAGACTCTTGGTATAAAACTCAATTAAGAAACATGCGTAAACAAAGAACGGTGGATTACTTTAACAATAAGTATAGCCTGTCCGTAACAGATTTTGACGTAGCAGATGCATTCGGCATTGCTCATTATGCTAATAAGGTGTTGACAGAACGATGAAGTTATATCAGAGTCAAACATGGCTATACAGAAGGTATGTAGTACAAAAGAAAACAGTGACTGAAATTGCTGATGAGTGCAAGGTTTCTGCTATGACTATACAGAGATATTTAGAAAAGTTTCAGTTAATTAAAAGGAGATAAAATGAGTATAGAAAAAAATATTTGGCAGACTTACGAAACAAATTTTGATGCGCTACCAGATTACGCTAAAGAAAGCGTAGGAACATGGACATACCAGAATCCAGAATGGACTCATGGATACATGAGCGGACAAGACAGAGAAGACTTCTTCAAGGAGCACTTTGATACAAAAACATACGAGACGTACGTAAACCTACCTTTGGGAGTAATGAAGGCTGGATTGTGGAGATTTGCTATTCTTTATATTCACGGTGGAATATATACAGATATGGACACACACTGTAAGGCTCCAGTAGATACCTGGCTAAACTCTGAATACGATATGATTTTAGATATCGAAAGAGATACTCCGTGGCTAGCAACTCAAACAATTGCATCTAAAGCTGGACACCCACTATTAAAGGCAGCCATAGACCTTTGCGTTGAAAGATGTTCTGATGGAATTATTCAACATAATCATATGGTACATTATTATACTGATGTTCAAATGTTTACAGATGCATTATATAAAGAGTTAGGCGTTGAGCCTTATGCAAAGCATATTAACGAATGGGCTCCAGAGCTAATGGAGATGGCTTTCTTAAAAGAAAATAAAGTAAAGATATTGCACGGAGAAGAGGCAAGACGCTTGCTAGATAAAGATGTAGTTCATCTTTATTGGGGAGACGATAGAGAAGCTGGATGGATTGCTTGGAAAAAAGATCCTCGTGTAAATGAATCTTATCCTAATGGATTTAATCCTCATGAATGGGAAAAGGAATGAATACTATAGGAGTGTTGCCAGCGTCTGGTAAAGCATCTAGAATTGGCGGAATACCAAAATTTTGTTTACCGATTTCTGACGAGAGATCATTACTTCAATGGCACGTTGAGCAGATGCTTGAGGTGTGCGATGAGGTTCGTGTAGCAACAAGACCCGAATGGGTTCCTATTGTTCAAAATATGGATATGAATATTAAACTAATTGTTCGTGAGCCATCTACCATGTCAGACGCAATTAAATTTATGGTCGGTGACTACAACGATACAGTTTTTGTAGGAATGCCAGACACTTATATTTTAAATGCTCCAACAAATATATACAAAGAAATGTTAAAAGAAACAACAGCGGATTTAGTTCTTGGAGTATGGGAATGCGGAGAAGATTTAAAAGGTCGTGTTGGTCAAGTGTTAGTATCAAATGGTAAAGTACTTGGTTCAGAAGATAAGGTAGACGACTGTAATTATCCAGATATGTGGGGGACTATGCTATTTAGAAAGAATATGATAAGATACATAGATCCTAAGCTAGACCATCCAGGAAAACAAATAAAAGAATGGATTGAAGAAAGTTCTAATATTAGGGCGGTAAGACCAGGCGGACGATATATGGATATCGGTACACTAAGAGGACTGAAACAGTTATATAAAGAAATGGATGCATAATGTTAAAGCCAGTATTTGAAGATGTAACAAACTTTAATTGCAGTGACTTGTATTTAAGATCTGTTGGTGCACCAGCAGGTAATAAGATTTGGGGAACCTGCCATGAAATTGCTCACATGCTTATTGAAAAAAATATATCCTATGGCAACTCTGCCCTTGAGCCAGCAAGAATATTTTCGACGGCGGATTCAGCAGAACAATTAAAAGTTCGTATAGATGATAAACTAAATAGAGTAAAGAATAACCAAGGATTTGCTGGAGATAACGATATAGATGACCTTATAGGGTATTTAGTTCTATATAAAATAGCTAAATCTAGTTGATTTTTTAGTCGACTAAGAGTATACTCTAATATATGTCCGAAATTGAATTAGCCGATCACTTTGATCGCATGAACGTAGTAGTCTCAGAACTGCTTAAGGGAAACAACCCAACCCAAATTGCAACCGTAACAGGCTTTAAGAGAGCCGAAGTTGTCGAGTTGATAGATGAGTGGAAGAGCGTTGTACACAACGACACAGCGGCTCGTGAGAGGGCTAAAGAGGCTATCTCTGGAGCAGACCAACACTATGCAATGCTTATTAAAGAAGCGTGGAAAACCGTTGAAGATGCAGATCAGGCGGGACAACTAAATGTTAAATCAGGAGCACTGAAGCTTATTGCCGATATCGAAGGTAAAAGAATTGGAATGCTTCAAGAAGTAGGTTTGCTAGATAATGCTGAGTTGGCAAATCAAATTGCAGAAACAGAACGTAAGCAAGATATCCTTGTTAAAATATTAAAAGAAGTTACAGCCTCATGTCCTAAATGCAAGATGGATGTTGCAAAGCGCTTATCACAGATTACTGGAGTGGTAGAGCCTATAGAGATTATAGAGGAAGTTAGTGGATCTTAATTTTAATGATTTAATTGATATGCTGGATGGCGAAGAGTTTGATGAACGCCCAGTAGATCTAAGAACATTTGTTCAAAGCCCAGATTACTTGGGCCTGCCACCATTATCTGAATATCAGTATACTCTTATTGAAAAGAGTTCACAGATTTATAAAGAGTCAACTTTAATTAAGTTGTTTGGCGAAGAAGAAGGCGTTAGAATGTTTAAGCAAACAGCCAATGAGGTTGTTGCTCAGTTAGGTAAAGGATCTGGAAAAGATTACTGCTCAACTATATCAGTTGCCTATATAGTATATTTACTATTGTGCCTTAAAGATCCAGCATCATATTACGGAAAGCCTCCTGGAGACTCAATTGATATTATCAATATTGCTATTAACGCACAGCAGGCAAACAACGTATTCTTCAAAGGGTTTAGAACACGCATAGATAAATCCCCGTGGTTCGTTGGAAAGTACACGGAAAAAGCTTCTGAAATTAAATTTAATAAAAACATTACAGTACACTCAGGTCACTCAGAGCGTGAGGCATGGGAAGGATATAACGTAATCGTAGTTATTCTTGACGAAATTTCTGGCTTTAGTGTAGAAAATACAACTGGTCATGAGCAGGCAAAGACTGGAAGCCTTATCTATGAGATGTATCGTGCATCAGTAGATTCACGTTTTCCAGACTATGGCAAGGTAATACTGCTTTCTTTTCCTAGATATAAGAATGATTATATTCAGCAACGCTACGACGACGTAGTTGCAGAAAAAGAAGTTATTACTAGAACACATCATTTTAAACTAGACGATAATCTTCCAGACGGAACAGAGGGTAACGAGTTTGATATTGAGTGGGAAGAAGATCATATTCTGTCCTATAAGTATCCTAGAATGTATGCTCTTAGAAGACCAACATGGGAAATTAATCCAACAAGAAATATAGATGATTTTAAAGTTGCTTTCTATAAAAATGCTCCAGATGCTCTAGGAAGATTTGCCTGCATGCCATCAGAGGCAATTGATGCGTTCTTTAAGTCTCGTGAAAAAATTGAAAAAGCATTTAACAATATGTCGTTAGCAGTAGATGAGTTCGGAAGATTTGAAAATTGGTTTGCACCAGATCCAGATAAAGAATATTTTCTCCATGTGGACTTAGCTCAGAAGCATGACCATTGTGCAGTTGCAATGGCTCATGTTCAAAAATGGGTAAATGTCAAAGTAACAGATACATATTCTCAGCCAGCACCCATTGTAGAAGTTGATGCAGTTAGGTATTGGACACCTACTCCAGATAAGTCTGTAGACTTTACAGAAGTTAAAGATTATATTTTGTCTCTTAGAACAAAGGGATTTAAAATTCGTGTGTGCACATTTGACCGTTGGAATTCTCACGATATGATGCAGCAATTAAAACAATACGGTATAAATACAGAGACACTGTCGGTTGCAAAGAAACATTACGACGATATGGCTATGGTTGTTGCAGAAGATAGATTGAGCGGACCTGCAATTAAATTACTTATAGATGAATTACTGCAATTAAAAATTATGAGAGATAGGGTCGATCACCCACGAAAAGGATCAAAAGACTTGGCTGATGCTGTTTGCGGTTCTGTATATAACGCAATTAGTAGAAGCAGGCCACAGAATAATGAAGAGATAGACATACATACCTACAGCTCTTTGAAGTGGGATAGAGAAAAAGAAGAAGACGAAATAGTAATGAACATGATAAGGCCACCAAGGATGCCTAAAAACTTA